CAAAAAGCCCCACGCGGTGAGGCGTGAGGCTTTAGAACTGAACTGAATCAGGATTAGAACTGGGTTGTGATGAGCTGACCGGCGTTCGTGTTCACAACCTTCTCGGCGGTGTAGTGCGAAGCGCGGACGATGTTCGATTTGATCGACTCGTCGCGGTAGGTGCTGACGCCGATCGCTGGGCCGTACTCAGACCAGTTGAGCGTGAAGCCAGCGCCACCACCGAAGAAGCCAGCGGAAGCCTCGGTGACGTTACCAACCCAGACGTAGGTGTTCGCCCAGACGTTGCTGGAGCTGAACGCAACGCCTTCGGGGGCGCTATCGTATGAGGCGCGACCAATCAGGACCTCAGAAACGCCAAATACCTCCGCGGCTGCTTGGGTAGAAGCGTTGAGGATGGTGTCGCTCGAAAGACCGGTGCCGCGAAGGCGGTTCTGGAATTTCGTCGAGGCGCGGAGGCGAGTCCACACGGGATAAGGAATCACAACCTTGGCGTTGCTCGTGGATTCACCCTTGGCGAGCATACGGTCGAGAGCGTCTTGCACGTCTTGCGCGGCGTCGAACGTGGCGATGTTGGCGGTCGTCCAAGCGGTCGTCGAGTTCGTGGCCGTGAAGTTGCTCGTGTTGAACATCTGAGCAGCAACGCGGAGTTCGTGAGCGAGGAGCAGCTTGCGCTTGGCGAGCTTGGCAGCGATGACTTCGGCATCGAAGAAACGAGCGACGTCGAGCGTCACCGTATCATCAACGGCTTCTTCGTAACCGTACTCAAGCGCGGTGTAGGTGTCCTGATTGAAAGCGCGGGTGCCACGAGCATAAGTGCTGTAAGGCGCGCGGTTCTTGACTTCGCTCTTGAGCAGTTGGCCCTCTTTCAGAAGAAAGGAAGGGTACTGACCAGCGCGGACAGGAACGTTGAGGACGGGCATCACAGCCGTACCGATCAAACCGGACTCCCAGTCCTTAGCTTGTTCGAGAACGCCAGCGACGTCGCCACGGAAAATTGCAGCAGAATTCGTATACATGTTATTTTAGTAGATTATTGAGATTAGATGTTCTTGGGCAGCATCTCGATGATCGCACCGGCGTCAGACGCGGTGGTCAGCGATTTGCCAACGGTGATCGTGCCGGTGATGGCGACTTGGCCGGAGGCAACGCTGAAAAGCGTGTCGCCAACGGTCACGGGGCCAGCGAGCAAGGTCGCTTTGATGGTGGTGCCGCCGAGAAATTCGACGGTGACTTGATCGCCAGAGGCGGCGTCGATGACGGCAACGCCGTCAGGAAGCGAAGCGGTAGCGGCAAGACCGACACCACGATTTGCGGAAATGGACACGAGGCGGAACGCGGTAATAGCCGCATTAGCCACGAAGGTGCCCGTGTTATTGAATGAAGTAGCCATGTTAGTTTATAGGATTAGAGTTTAACGATTTCGCCGCCTTGCACGCGCGCACGATAAGCGGCGTAAAGGTCAGCGTGATTTTTGATAGCAAACGAGATCGCGGCAGATTTGTCGCCTTTCAGCTCGGAGGCTTTGGCGGCGACGATCTCCTCGAATTTCTGCGATTGCACGGCAGGCTTGGGAGCCTCAGCCGAGGCGACGGGAGCGGCAGGCGCACCGAACGACTTGGCAAATTCTTTGACGGCAGCGAGCGCGGCGGTGTTCGCAGCGAGTTGCACGACTTCATTCTGCGCGCTCATAGCGGCAGGCTTGTCTTCCACGGGAGGAAGCGCGGATTCTAGTTTAGCGATTTTATCATTCATGCCCATCATGGCAGACTGAATCATGCCTTCGATGGCTTTTTTCATTTCTTCGTTCATAGGAAGTTCGATTTCGATTTTTGCTTCGGGTTGTTCAATTTCGCCGGTCTGAAGTTGTTTCAGTTTGCGCGCGAAAAATCCGCTCGGGTTGGCAGCGGGTTCGCTGACAAGATCGACCGAGTAGATTTCTGAGCACCGTTGCAAAGTGGTTAGCTTGTCGGATGACTTTTCCGACGGGCCAGAGAACGCGATGGAAAGCCCGAACGTGTCAGGAATCCGTTGAGCAATCTCTAAAATGTAAGCGCGATGCGGAGAGTTTTGCAGCAAGTGCAGATCGCCCAGAAGTTTTTCGCCGTCGATACGCAGCGCGTCGATGTAGCCAACAATGTCGCCTGCACCGCCAGAGTGATCGAGCTTCACCTTGAGTCCGCCAGCGTATTGCTCGGCGGCAGTCTTCACTTGCTCCAAGGTTTTGTCGTCAATCATGACGCCGTGGCCGAGAGCTGGGCCTTTGGTGATCAGCGAGACGCCACGGATGACGCCGGCTTCGGTGTCAATGGCTCCGGTCGAGGCTGCAAATGTGATGACTTGTTCCATCGCTAGTGCGACGGACGTCAAAATCGCTCACCGCTTGGCTCGCTTCTTTACGATCTTCGGTCGCTTGCCAATCCAAGGCGCGACCGCAAACACGATGCCAAGCCCAGCCGCGACGCTGGCGAAGCGTTCAAAGGTCAGCAAAGCCGAGTCGGCGGCGTCTTTGTGCGTGCGCGAGATGGTGAGCTTGTCGAGCAAGAGCTTGTTAATGAGCGCGGTCATTGGCTCGATGACGCCATAAAGTTCTGCGGTCATGCTTGGCGAGTTCAGCGTTTCGATTTCGCCCTTGTCGCACGCCTCGCGCGCTTTCTTCAAATAGGCTTTTACGAGTTTATGCTGCGCCACGAGTTCCGAAGGCTGACCAAACTCGGAGATCAGTCGCTCGGCTTCGCTCTCCAACTTGGTCAGCGAAGCGCAAAACTCTTTTCCGTCGATCAGTCCTTTGCTCGCCTTCGCCTGACCGTCTACAATCGCCAAGCCGTAAATGTCGAAAAGCGGACTCAGCACGTTGCTCGTCAGCGCAAACTCTCGGTCGCTCGCCGCAATGTTCTCCGAAACCTTTTGCACCGTCATCACTCCGACGCCCGAAAAACAGACGACGGTTGCGGCCAGCGCAGCGGTGATCAGCTTCGGGTTCATTTCTTCAAGAGCTTGCTCGGATTCTTGGAATACTTCTTCGCCAAATTTGTGATGCCGTCGATAATCTCGGGAGAGATGACGCCCGCAACGCCGTAGGTTATCGCCTTCACGAATGAGCTGACCTCGATTTGTTCGACGACGAACCAAGCGATTGAGCTGACGATTGCGGCCATCACGATGCGCCGAATGGATTCCCAAATGTCGCCTTTGATTGGATTCGCCAGCAAACGCGCGGTCATTCCTGCGCCACCGATGACAGCCGTGAGCCATCCGGTTTCTTTCCAGAGCCGAGCCACCTCGACAAAGTCTTTGGGCTCCGTGCTCATTTCTTGCGGGTCATCCTATCGCCAAACCACCATCCGATGCAGTTGAACGCGCAGAACTGAATTTCATCAATCATGTCGGCTTGCTCGGAAACCGTGACGCGAAAGAAAACGATGGTCACGAGCACGAGGAGGAGAAGCGTGATGACTGGGCGAAAAAGCGTGATGGTGTTCGCAGCCCACGGCGAGATGTTGTCGGGAGGCGTGGCCGCTTGCTGACTAGCCGTGAACGCATCCCATTTCGCCTTGTCGCTGGCAATGTCGGCCATGACTCGCGCCTCCTCTAGCTTGCGCTTGTGCTCTTGGGCCGACTTGTAGTTGTCGAAAAAGCCATTGCCGATGCGGAGCAAGACACCGAGCGCACCGCCACCGAGAGCATTTGTTAGAAGATCGAGCATGGCTTATACTGATTTAGGATTCGTCAAACGACGGAACAAAAAATAAGGCAACCAAACCCACTTTGGTATCTTGACCAGTTTTACATTGGTATTCTGTACCACAGGCATCTCAGCATCCCACAGCTTAACGCGAATCGGCTTCCCATCGGGCGAGCAACAGTTGATTAGGGACACATTGCGCGTAGGGGCGCGGCCCTTAGTCCAGTAGTTGTCATATTGACCCAGCTCCACTGTGCCCGAAAGAACGCAGTTCTTGAGCTTAAGCCCGTCAATGGCTCCCTTCACCGTCGTTGAGCCTTGAATGACACAGGATTGGAAGGAATAGGCGTTTCCGCGCACACAATCAATCGAGTCCTCACGGCTAGCAGGAATGACCAGCCCAGTAGCCGTTAGGTTTTCCACATTGGAACATTTAAACAAGTCGTCCCATTGCTTAGGGTCGCTTGGAGCTTGCCAGTCCTCAGACGTGACGACCTTGCCGTTGTCCGCAGGGCCAACGTAGCTGCGCCAGTTCGTGTCGTTTGTGTTTGGCATGACTTAATAATTGTCTGATTTGATCAAATTTTCTTCAGCAAAAAGCGGTTGAAGATTGGAATAGTGAAAACAAGCTGCTGCTTGAGCTGGATCGGATAAATCAAAAGACGCGCATGGGCGAATATGATCAATGTGCCATGTTTTCCGTCCATAATTATCAAGCGTCATTCCTTCTTTAAATTGTGATACAAGATGATTTCTGAGTTGCTCACGACTACAACCAGTCAGTTTAAAGGTAGAACAAGTCTTATCTACTCCTTGTTTTTTAAATGCTTGGCATAGGCGAGATCGTAAACTGAGCGTTAAACGAAACACTGGATCGACTTTGGCTCGTCTTTTTTTATATTCTGCTCTTTTAATTTTATTGGCAGAAAAATAAGCCCTACCTTTTTCTAGAATCTTTGCTCTGTTTTTGCGATAAAATTCTTGCCTTATTTGAATGGTTTTTTCTGGGTTAAGTTTTCGATAAACCCTTATTCTTTCGGCAATTTTTTCACGATTGGCTAACTCATATTCTTTAGTCCTATTGGTTCGCCGTAATTGCATGGCTTCATACTGGCTTTTATCCACCCAGTATTCTGATCCATTTGGATGGTAGTGCCAAAACACCATTCCATCCTCGCGGACTTCTCCATGTTTACGACG